GTCTTCTGGTGCGATAGCGCAACTGTCAAGGATCGCTTGACGGTTGGACTCTCTCTAAGGTGAAGAGCGCAACTACTCAGCCTTCCAGCCGTTGCTGACGTATGCCAACACTGCTTGGAACGCAGCCGCCTCGCCCGCCGTCCTTGCGGCCTCTGCCGTCAGGGCATCGCCGCCCGACTTCCCGATGAGTCCGATGGTGTCCAGGCGAGTCTCACGCTTCTCAATCTGCCACCGCAGCCAGCCGGTGAAGTTGTCGTGCTGGCGGTTCAGTGACTCGGCCAGCGCGCTCTGGGAGTCAACGTAACGGTTGATGAGATTGTCGCGTCGTGCGATGGCTGCTTTGTGAACGCTGTAGATCATATGGCCCTCCTTGTGGGTGGTCATTCTACGCGGCTGGCAAGCGGGCGCAATGCCTTTTCCGACTCTCTAGAGCGCAATTCGTCCACCATCTTGATCCGCTCGCCGATCCACCGCATCACCGGCACGGCCATTGAGTTGCCCAACGCCCGGTAGCGCGGCCCGTCTGCGGCGGGCTTCTTCCGGTACTCAACCAGCGTGTAATCGTCTGGGAAGCCCTGAAGCCGCTCGCATTCTCGCGGCGTGAGGCGGCGCACGGCCATTGGCGGCGAATGCAGCACGTTGCTTGGCCTGCTCGGCCTATTTTCGCCCTCTGCCCTAAGAGTCCCGCAAACCTCGTCCTGCGTCCAAAAACCAGGGCCGGACTCTCGCATAGCCACCACGCCTACGCCCTGGTGGCTCCCGTCGCTGTGTCCGCTTGCAGGCAGGCAATCGGTGCGGTCGCCGGTCATCCACGCTGGCTGGTTGCTGTAGCCGCTGTAGGTGAAGCCTTGTGCCACGGCCACCGCCTGCGTGCAGCACCCGCCCTTCGAGCCGCAGCCCATCGCGTGCGTCGAGCCGTCAATGCTGCTGATCGGGTCTTGCGTGGGGTGGAAGGCTACGATGCGACCGCTGTCTACGTCGTCGTTTGATGATCCGCCGTTGCGGCCAGTGCGAGCCGTAACTGCGCCGGTAACTCTTTCCCCCGTCTTTCCGCGCGTCGGAGGATTCCCGAACACGCTTTCGCGCTCAAATAGTACCGCTGCGGCACGTCTCCAATCTCCAAGGTAGCCGACAACGAACACACGACGGCGACGCTGGGCGACTCCATGCCATTGAGCGTCAAGAATTCTGTAGGCGAACCCATACCCGAGTTGGCCCAACGCCCCGAGGAAGGTGCCAAAATCCCGTCCTTTGCCGCTACTGAGGACGCCCGGCACGTTTTCCCAAACGATCCATTTGGGCTGCATGACAGCAGCAAGCTGGACGAATCGGAGGGCCAGGTTGCCACGCGGGTCAGCCAATCCTCCTCGAAGCCCTGCGACGGAGAATGATTGGCAAGGGGTGCCTCCGACCAGAAGGTCAACTGGGCCGTACTCATCAAGCATCTCCTCCGTGATCTTGGTCATGTCGCCCACATTCGGAAAACCGAAGTGGTGTTCGACAACGGCGGCCGGGAACGGCTCGATCTCGCTCGTCCATGAGCACTGCCAGCCCAGCGGCTGCCATGCCACATGAGCCGCACCGATCCCATCGCACACGCTGGCGTATCGCATCCACGCAGCCTACGCGCGGAGTCAATTCCTGAAATGCCCTCAAACGCCCCGAATTGCGCTAGGTTGTGGGAAGACAGCACTACGGCGCGACGGGCCACGGGATCGGGCCTTCGCCTGAGTAGACGCTCGGCAGATCGCGGAGCGCCTGCCGATACGCGGCCCACGCGGCCCGATCCACCGGCGCGTCCGCTACCTGCGTCCAATCGCTCGCCGTCAGCCGCTCGTTGCGCTCGCGTCGAACGTCCGCGAGGTCGTGCCGCTCTGGCTCGTACTCCCAGCCTGCCGGGAGTTGATCGTCGGGGACTGCCGTGCAGCCTTCGGGCGGCGTCCAGCCTGCGGGAAGGTCGGCCCGCACGAAGGTCACGACACGACCGGCAGCGTTGATGATTGCGAGAGAGTTTGCCATTAGTACCACACCGTTACGCGAACGTAGCCATCGCCGCCGTTGCCGCCTGCGCCGCTGTTTCGTCCGTTAACCGACGCACCACCGCCACCGCCAGCGCCACCATAAGCAGCACCGTTGCCACCGTTGCCGCCGTTCGTGGAAGCGTCACCGGCAGCGCCGCCGCCACCAGAGCCGCCCGGCTGTCCAGCAAACGCAGTAGTGAAAGCGTCGGAGGCGTTTTGACCGTTGCCGCCGGGAGCCGTGCCGCCGCTGGCGTTGGCATTGAAACCGCCGACGTTCCATCCCTGCGCCCGAGCCAGCGAGCCGCTATAGGACGCATTTCCGGTAGATATGCCGCCGCCAGCGCCGCCGCCAGCCGCCGCAAATCCGACCGCGTTGTTTACGTTCGTTCCGTTGGGGTTAGCCGTTGCGCTGCTGTTGGCACCAGCGCCACCGACGTAGAGCGCGTTCCCTCCGGTGCCGCCAGTTCCAGCCGCAGCCGTTCCGCCAGAGCCGCCAGCGCCGCGCGAGGCGTAGATCGTTTGAGAGCCAATCGTTATTTGCGTGTCCGTTGCCGCCGCTGCGTTGTTGCCGCTGGTGTCGTCGGCCGTCACCGCAGCGCCACCGACGCCACCTGCGCCGACGATCATGGAGATGGACCGCGTTGACAACTCCGTGACCGCCCGAGTGAACAGCATCACGCCGCCACTTCCGCCACCACCGCCACCAAAACGCGCCGACCCAGCTGCACCGCGACGGCCAGAGCCGCCGCCACCACCTGAACCGATGGCAAAGAATTCGACCATCTTCGCCGCCGCCGGAATGGTGAACGTGTACGAGCCGCTTGAGCCGCTCGCCGCCGCTGGCTTCGTCGTGCGTGTGAACTCGTAGACCTCTACGAGCGTGACGGGATCGGACCCGCCGGGATTGTGGGTTGTGGCGTGGGTGCCGAGCCTCGCCGCAGCGACGGTGCCGGTGGTGATGTCGTCCCCTGAGTGAACGTGGGCCGTCGGCGTCCTGGCGTCCGTGAATCGGGCGTCGTTGCCGAGCGGGACGGTGGTGCTGGTCTGGCCGGTGGGAATTCTCGCGATGTCCAGCGTGCCGCTCTGGATGTCCAGTGCGCTATGCGTATGATGTTGAGTTGCGGCCCCGATGTCGGCCGGGCTCAATGCGTCAGACCCGCCCGTGGCGTGGCTCGCCTTGTGGCTCGCCGGGGCGAAGGTGCTTGGCACCCCAGACAGGCTCGCATACGAAACGCTGCTCTGCGTGGCGAGCGAGCCGAGGCCCGACACGTCCGCAGCCGCGATCGTCACGGCACCCGTGCGGCCCGCGACAGACTGCACTGGGGCGGCAGCCGAGGCGGCGGTCGCGAAATCCGAGATCGTGGAGGCCGTCTGCGTTCCCGTGTGGTTCGCCCGTTGGACCGCTGCGGCCTGGGCGGCGTTCGCCTTGCTCGTGGCATCCGACGCGGCAGCCGAGGCTACGGCGGCGTCTGCGGCAGCCTGGGCCGTGCTGACGGGCTTTGAGGCGTCGCTGGTGTTATCGACGTTGCCAAGGCCGACCATCGCCTTCGTGACGCCCGAGACGGTGCCGGTGAACGTCGGGCTGGCGAGAGGTGCCTTCGAGGCGAGCGAGTTGGTGACGGTCGTCGAGAAGTTGGCGTCTGAGCCCAAAGCCGAGGCCAACTCCGCGAGCGTGTCGAGCGTCGCGGGGGCCGCGTTCACGACGGCAGCCACCGCAGCGGAAACGTCACTCGTGCGGGCGATGTTCGAGGAGAGCCGGGCGTCGGGGAGCGTGCCCGACACCAGTGCCGAGGCGTCGGTCGTCGCGGTAGCGTTACTGCCCGCCGGGCCGGTTGCGCCCGCCGGGCCTTGTGGTCCGGTGTCGCCTTGATCGCCTTTATCGCCCTTGGGTCCCGCGACTCCCGCAGGCCCGGCAACACCCGCTGGTCCCTGGATTCCGGCGACGCCTTGGATTCCTTGAATGCCTTGCTCGCCGCGTTCGCCTTGCGGGCCGGTAGCCCCGACTGAACCCGTGGCCCCGGCAGGAATCGTGAAGTTGAGAACCGCCGCCGATGTCGTCCCGGCGTTGACCACTGAGGCCGACGATCCCGGCGCACCCGTCGTCACGGTGCCAACCGTCACCGACGCAGCCGCGCCTGCCGTCCCCGTAGGCCCGACGCCACCAGACACGGCAACGTCGATCTTCGTCTCGCCGACGTTCGCCGTGATCTGCTGCCCGCCGGATACGTTCGCGTTGATCGCCATCAAAGTACCTCGACGTAGCCAGTGAGGGCCGTGCGGGTGGCGTTGTTCTCAGTCCACTTCATCTGCCACCCATAAGTCCCGCGCGCCAGGGCGGCCGTCTGTGTGTCGGTGAGCGAGATATTGAACTGGCCCGCCGCAGCGTTGGCGGCCGTCACGGTGAACGCTTGGACCTCGGCCCCGCTCACGACGCTCGTCATCGACGCGGTGACGGCGTAGCCGGTCATGCCGATGGAGAAGTCGATGAGCGTCGAGAAGTCATCGCCCCGCTTGAACGAGAGATTGAGCGTGCCAGGTGTTTGATCGTAGGAGGGCATTGGCTCGCCTCAGTTGTGCCGGTCGGTGTCGGGCATTGCCGTCGCGGCGGACTTTGGTTGTAACGCGTACAGCAAGCGGGTCTGCTCCTTGATCGCACTGCCGATCTCGCGCTGCGTCTCGCCCAGCTGCTGGACGAACTCTTGATGCGCCGCCACGAGCGGGAGCAGCACGTCTTGCCGGAGAACCCAGCCGAAGGCGATGGCCACCAAGGTGGGAAAGCCCCACCGCTCAATGATCGAAAACAGTGTGTTCTTCGCTTCGTCGGTCATCGCCGCATCTCCGTCTGCCAGCCTACAAGTGCGATCCGATTGCTGGCAGATTTCATCCACCACGCCAGGATCGCTTTGACGATCTCCTGAATGAGCACACCCAGCACGAGCGAGAGGATGATGCCCATGCGGACGTTTTGCCGTTCGCTGCGTTCGATGCTCGCGGACACCTGCTCGAGCATCACGCCGTAGGAGTCGGGGCGAGCCTGAGCGATGGCCACGGCGGGCCACTTGCGGACGACACGCCGCACCAGGCGGGAGACGAGCGGCCGCCCGGCGAGGTGCTTCCTGGCCGAGAGGCTGGACCACACGGCGGCGTCGAGGTCTTCGAGGCTCATTTGGCCACCTTCTTTCCGGTGCCTTTGCAGACGGGGCAGGTAAACACGGAGATTCCATCACCACTGCGAACCTTGCCCTTGCCGTCGCAGTTTTCGCACTTGTCCGACGCCGGGGCGGGGGCCATCTCCTGCTTCAACTTCTCGGCCATGCGTGCCGTCTCGCACGCGAGATCCGCAACGATGTCGGGGTGGTCAGGCTGCACCACGCCGCAGCTGGGCACGCCCAGGAGCATCACGCCGGTGACGAGGGCCGCCGTCTTCATAGGACGCCTCCGGTCCAATCGGGGAGCGTGCGGGGCGGGAAACCCGAGTAGCCAGACAGGGCAAAGGAGTCCTCGCCCGAGAGCATCGACGTGCATGTG